CCTAAATACTTACTTGGGTTGCGCGGAAAAAAGCGTCCTTTTAATGCCATATATACACGTAGAAGATCTTTACTCTATATTTAGAGGACATCATGGCTGATGGTAATAATATTTTCAAGCAGCTCAAAGACTACCAAAACAAAGCAATGCAGCAGGTCGGTCTCGTCCGACTCGGGGGAGGTTTGCTGGTATTTCCGCCGGGATTAGGTGGCACAACACCGGAGCGGGGCCCCGCTCCGGAGCGGGGTTTCGTTTCAGGATTTGCTACTATTCCATTTACATTGTTTATGCCATATAAACGAAGTACTGGCACAGCAGGAATGTATTCGACCACTGCGGTGAACCCAGACAAGTTATTTACTAACTTACCATCACCGGAATTTACAATCGCTCTTCCTACTCCGAGCAGTGCACTTAAAACAAATTACTCTGCGGAGTACAGCAAAATTGAGCTTGGTCAAGCAATAGGTTCTACTATCGACAGTGTGATGGGCGCTGTTACAAGCTTTGGCCAAGGCGATTTCGGCGGCGCGCTGAGCGGCATTCAGAAATTGGGGCAGGGGGCGGGTAGTGTGGCCAAACAGGCCACCATGGCCTTGGTCGGTGCGGCGCTTGAGGCGGCGAATAGTGATAAACAACTATTAAATATCGCGATGGGACAGGCGGATAATCCGTATTCAGAAAATGTTTTTCAAAATGTCAGTTTTCGTGAACATAACTTTTCGTATACGTTTATGCCTAGAAATTTAAAAGAGTCGGAAACGATTGATGAGATAATTCAAGTGTTTAAATATGCCATGCATCCGCGCCCTGGCAGTGGCGCTCTGGCCGGGCCGGGCGCGTATTTTGATTTTCCCTATGAGTTCCAGATTACACATTCGATTCAAAGCACAACGTTTACTTTGATGCCTTCAGTACTTGAATCGTTTGATGTGGATTATAGCGGTGGAGCCGATACACCAAAATTGTTTAAACTTACAGACAGTGGTCAACAGTTTCCCGCTAAAATTACCATTGCAATGAAGTTTAAAGAAATGGTATTATTGTCCCGAGACAGAATTTTATTAACCAGCCACCAGTCCGGCCAGGAAAGTGGCCGGTTAGACTCTGGCGCCGGCAGAGCCACGATGCGTTTTCGCTTCTAATTAATTCATATGCGATACTTTCAATATTTCCCAACATGTTCTTATCGTACCACGGAAATTCAAAACGGATTGCCGCAAGAGATTTTTCGTACTGTGCCTAATATGACGGTGCGGTTACAAGCAACTACTGAGTTGGGTGCGTATGAGTGGTACAAAATACAGGACAGAGATCGTGCTGACCTATTAGCCGCACAATGGTATAAAGACTCGCAATATTCATGGGTTGTCATGCTCTCTAATAATATGCACGATTTGTACGATTGGCCGTTAACAAATTTAGAATTTCATGATTATATGGCTAGAAAATATGAATCTGTACCTGGCCTTAGAAACGGTGTTCAACAAAGTGGCAATACAGTTTATGAGTATTTGTGGAAAAATCCGGATACGGAGCAAGAGCTAGTAATTGATGCGACGTTATATACAACCACTCCATTAGGTCAGCGACGTCAAGTATCGGTGTATGAACATGAAGAAATGTTGAATGACAAGCGTCGCGACATTAAAAGACTATTGCCTGATACATTTCAATTGTTTTTGCAACAATTTGATCGAGTGATGGGGCGGTAAACAATGCCGACTGCAACCGATAAAGCCGTCAGTGTTGATCGATTGCAAATTCTTTCGCCGTTTTTTATAAATCCAAAGACAGACGACGAAAAGAGAATTAAACAAATATTAGATGACGTACGTACCTACGTTAATCGAATAGATATTTTTGAAAATATGTTTTCACCCGCATTGACGGGGGAAGTGCAATTTGGTCGAGATACGCAGGCATTAACTAATATAGCGTTAATGCGAGGGTTAGATGCGCTATCGATACAGTTTAGTATTTTAGATAAAGAATCTCAATCCTCCCGACGAATATTTGGACCGCATATGTTTTCCATATACAACCAATCAAATCGCTCACCAGTTAATAAGTCCAGTGAAGCGTATTCGTTAGGTATTTGTAGTCCTGAGTTAATTTATTCTACTATACGAAAAATATCTCGTTCGTATGTTAATAAAAAACCAGAAGATATTATCAAAGACATTGTAGAACAACCATATGGACTATCGAGTAAAAAAAAGTTTGTTGTACGGCAGACAACTAAACGACCAATTAAAATGGTTGTGCCTTATATGCGACCGCTGGAAATAATTCAATTGTTGACATTACAAGGGCAAGCTGAATCCAATGAAACTAACTATCTATTTTTTGAAACCTTAGAGGGATATCACTATACGTCATTTGGACGATTATTACAACTTGCGGCCAATAATTCAAAAATTCCGACTATCTATTCGGATTTAGCTGGACAGAGTGCAGATGGTAATACACGTACACGAATCAAGGCCGATCAGCTACAGGTCATTTCAGGATTTGACATTTTGTATGCGATGTCACGAGGATATTTTGCGTCTACAACGATTGCTCCAGATGTTTTATCGGGTGTATGTGGCATACAAATATCAGGAACGGGATTCGATGGTGCATATGATCGTCGGTTGCGAGTGAATCCCGATGGAAGAGATATTTATCCCAAGGAAATAGGATTGGGTACACCTCCTACCGCTCGTATATTTGTGGTGCCTACAACCGCGTTCAGTGCGGCCAATACGCAGCTTACGAGTAAAGATACAACCATCACAGACAATTTTATTGCACAAACAATTGATGGTCGTAATCGTGAATTACTTGGGTTGCAATCGCGTTGTATTCGTGGTCGTGTTGCGGGTGCGCCTGAATTACATGCTGGAAGTTTTATTGATGTTCAATTTCCAACTTCATTGAATAACAAAGGTATTGGCAGGGGAGTCAAGGATTCTGCGTCGGGTCGCTATATTATTATTAACGCTAAACATAGTATTGTTGCGGACGGTAGTGGTGGCGCGTTTTTATATGAAACCACATTTGAAGCCGTTACCGATTCTTTTGCACCGCGATTATAACCATCAACTGAAACCTCAGCAGTATAGTGCGAATCACGCTGACCCGTTGACCTTTTGAGAAACCTAATAAATACATAATATGGAGCTTAATGAAGCGCTTCGAGTCGGTTCTATTAGCGCCCATGATTATATGGGCAAGAATGGCTTTTTTTGGTGGATTGGAGTTGTTGAAGATCGCAACGATCCGTTAAATTTAGGCCGCGCACGTGTGCGTATTTTCGGATATCACACTTCTGATCAAACGTTATTACCCAAAGAAGATTTACCGTGGGCATTGCCAGTTGCTCCGCTGAATAATCCTCATGGTGTTAAATCTCCAGAAGAGTCGTCATGGGTGCTTGGATTTTTCTTAGATGGTCAAATCGCGCAGCAACCGGTGATGTTCGGTGTATTGCCGGGGGTTCGTGTGCTAGAAGTCGTTCAAGTTCCGCAATTTTCTAAATTTCCGGATATGGATATATAGTATGCCACGTTTAAGTTTTGAACGCAAAATCGCGATGGGTGCAAGTACTCAAAAGTTATCGTATAATGGTAGTACGTTCCGATGGAACGCACATCCGATATATGGAGAGGCTACTCCCGAAGGATTAGTCGGTGCTGAAATTAGTGGTAGCAGTATCGCATGGCTGAATCCGTGGACGTTAGTGTTTCAATCATGTCAAACTCCAACCAGTGAAAGTGGTGGTTTGTGTCGAGTATATACACACGATACTCGTACAGGTCTTACCACACAAGTATCATCTAGTGGTGCAGATATTTTATATGCAGCCGGTGATGTATGGGCGGCACGGCTCTCCGAAACTGGCTACCGCGATTCTAAAGGCCGCACACATGCTAACTATAGCGTAGCTGGAGTAGATGATGACGGTACTGTTCTTGTAATACTGAATCATGCAACACAAAAAGGATTGGGATATTTACTACCTAATGCGGTCAGTGCCAGCAATGTCATTGTAATCACATATGATACTATAGAAAATGCAGAAGTGGCCATTCGCAATGGAATAGTAGTTTATCGTGCGAACGGTGTGCTCAATCGGTATGTGATTGAAACAGAAGAATTTACAATAACTAATATTCCGTTTATATTTGTTCAAAATGATGGAGATTGGCTGGTTGGTGAGCACACACAGGGATTAGGCGTTGTTGTCGTTGAATTTGGAGAAACTGAGGGGTTTCAAGTTTCTACGTTGAGCGATAATTTTGCTCCTGATATTCGTGTAGCTGCAAACGGATTTATTACCGTGGCAACCAGTACCAGTCGCGATGAAAAGCCCGCTAGTAGTCGTCGGTATTTCATTACACAAAACGAGTTTCGATATTCATTATACACGGATCAAAATAAAACAACAGCAATTGTGCCTGGATTGGGCCCCACATTGAATTCATCGTGTCATCATATAACTGGGGAGCACCATTCAGATTCAGATGCTTCGCCGTCTGATGTATTAGTGGTAGCGTCGGATATCATTACTGTTCGAGCAAATACCGAAAACAACACTGGCTTGGGCCGTACTGTAACTATTTCAAGCACTGATTGGTTTGGAACATTGGGGGGTAAAGATCTTCGTGCGGCATGGCAGTTTGGATTAACAGCGGTTGTAGCGGCCACAAATGCGAGTGCTAGTGAAGAGGTCACTGTTAAAAATAGTAGTGGCAATACGTATTCGTCGGGTCGTACTTCATACGGAAACTCGTCCGTTATAATTCGATCTGCGCCAGCATCAAGTAATACAAACCCATTATGGGAAGTCACATGGGTAGCAAATACAACAACCTATTCTCGGGTAACGCTGAATGCAAATTTAGCGCCGACGACCTCTATTGCTAACACAACATTGACGTTTGAAAATCAAGGCATTCTTGATATTAATGCGACTTCCAATGTACCGATTACGGGTCACGCGAATCAGTCGAACAGATATGGATATGTCGTATTACAGAATCCACTTACGCGAGGAGATTGGACGGTTGGAAAAGATGTATCTCCTACGTGTACCACGTCTCGTTTGGTGGCGTGGAATGATGATTTGCAAAAAGCCTTTGTGGTATGGAATGGTACCATTGACGGGCCGCCACGTTTAGCGTTGCAATATGATTCGAAGGATCAGGAAACTCCTCGTGTGGTGCCGGCTCGTCGCATATTTGCATTGCAGAAATTTTTAGAAATTGGTCAGCTTGATTTAGAAGCCGGAGCAACCCCCGGACTTCCTACATTAATTTCAATACCTGATTATGTTCAAAATGTGCCATATAGTTCGCCGGCTGATGCTTCCACTGCTACTTCAGGCTCTGCTGCTACTTCAGATTCGGCTGCTACTTCAGGCTCTGCTGCTACTTCAGACTCGCTCCAAACAGATACACGGGTGTTTCGACCGTATCAAACCATTCCTCCGACCACAAAGGTTTTAGAAGCGGTAAATACTAAGGGTGGTCCAATGTCAGGTTCCGATAGTGGTGCTGAAACATGTCATACCGATCCATTTGGTAACACTTATGTACCGAACAACGATGCACGGGATGCGGTAATAGCGGTCGTTAATGAGTTGCTAGGTAGGGAAGACTTTTTAGCCATGGCACAAGACGAAGATCGACGAAAAATGGTACCCTTTGCTCGGGAAGTGGCTCGGCTGACAGGAGTAGGTATGAATGCGGTTCGTGGAAATGGCAACGATCCATCTGGAGATGCAATTGCTATTCTTAATCCTACCGGGGGTAAAGGTTTCGGTTCGTGGGACAGTGATAAACGCGTACAGATTATGGATATCGTTGTTGGTGCACATGGAGGGCTTGGGTCGAGACCAAGTGCGGGATGGATTGACGTAACTAGTGTTTGCGCTGATGATCCGGGTGGGGGGTATATTAACCCATAAGGTAGTGGCGTGTAATTAAAATAACGGATATTATATGGCAAAATTAAGTAATTCAGACGAGTTAGCAAAACAAGTGAAGGCCGCCCGAGCAATACTTGGGGGTGGTGGTGGAGAAACGATTGCGGAGGATATTCCCTCGTACGCACCCAAATCCCCATATAATACGGTTTTAGTGGAATCAGAATCAGGACATCTTGTCGAGATAGATGACACTCATGAGGCTGAACGGATTCATATTTATCACACTGCGGGGTCACATGTTGAAATGTGCCCTGACGGGTCAGTCAAATACAAAACGGTTAAAAAACGGCAAGATGTAACAATTGGCGATCATGAAATACTCATATCGGGTGATTGGAATATTATTGTTGACGGTGGGTATAAGTTACGTGTGAAGGACGGGGACTTGACTATTCATGCAGAGAGCAGTGCGGCGCTTAATGTAAAAGGAAATTTAAAAATTTCTGCTAATAACATCGATATAGATGCGAGTGATAAGATTTCTCTTAATGCACCCAAGGTTAATGTTGGTAGCAATAATGGTTTACCTTTAATGAAGATTGGAGATCCACTTGAGCTTGTAGTGAATGAAAAATTTCCGTTTGACCCGACATTTGTACCAAGAGTACGGATTCCATTAAGTCCGGGGGGAAAGACAAAAATGAATGCTCTCGCGAAGAACTCGACGTCCGCGCCAGCGTTCAAAGGTAGTATCACGTCTGCGATTGCACAGATTAGTAGTGCTCAGAGAAAAATACAAAAGGTTTCCAGCAACCCGTTAACTATGCGGGTAGACCAGATCGATGAGTCACCACTAGAACTCGTTGAGCAATCGCTGAACGCACTCAATACAAGGTTAAGTGCACTAACGGTAGCAACCGCTGGTGGATTCGGAACTCTTGCTTCTCTGATTACAAAACCTAAACTCCCAAGTTCAAAAAAGATTGCTGAGATTTTAAATGAAGAAGCTACTGATGCCGCAGGCGAACCGCTTCAATCTAAATTGAAGGAGCAGCCAGTAGAATTACCGTTATCACATTCCCCTCTATATCAATCATCATCAACATTAGGTGCTACTGGTGTAGAAATATCTAAGATAGAGCAGGTGAAACAACGTGGTCGTCAATTTGAGTCACCAGAAGATATCAGTGGTGAAAGTTATGATGCGCATATTAATTTAAGCGTAGAGCTTGGTGATTTTGATGCAAATGCGAAAAAATCATCGGGGGCGATATTGCGATCTGATACGGCAACTCCTGTTCCCGAACCTGCACCAGCAACTTCGTTCGATTTGCCATCAGGTGGAGTTGTACAAGCTACTAAGGGCAGTACGAATATAATTGGTACAAAAACAAAGTTTATTGAAGATTTAGATAATGGACAGATGATTGTTTTAGGTGGGGTAACTGGAATAATTGCTACGGTCATATCGGATACACAATTAATTTTAACTGAGCCGTGGAAGGGATCTACAGCGTCCGGTGTGTTACAGGTGTATCGGCTGAGACCCATGCAAGAATTTTTTGGAGAGTTCACTTATGGCGATATGGCACCGTTAGGGCAAAGTGGATTACAACTACGTGATTTAATGGTGGGATTTATCAGCCCTATAATTGAAGTGCCTCAAATAAATTCTGCATTGTTTGAGGGTGCGGTAGGGGATGAAGGAACAGATACTGATGGAGGTATAGATGGAAGTGAATGTGGGACTCCTGCAAATGTTCCGGCACTCGACATTGCACAGTTTTTAACTGCTGATATGGATTTGTCTACGGCGGAAGGATGTGGAAAATTTGTAGAAGCTGTTGTAGCAGGAACAGGTCCAGAAATTGGACATATTACAAAGAGTGGGGCCCAAACACAATGGAACGGACATGCAGTTGATGCTATTTTCTATAGAAGTAGCTCCCCGTTATACAACGGCGGTCATTATCAAGCGATAGATATTATAAGAGGCGCAGAGGCACCGGGCGCTGCACCGCAATGGATGCCGGTATGTGCACCCAGCGGAGCGTTTGAAGTGCTGCCGTCGAACTGGGGAGGAAAAATGTCTGGTTCCGGTGGTGGTTCATCACAATCCGGCGGCGGTGGCGGTCCATCACAATCCGGTGCGCCGAACGAAAGCGAGTTGTTTTAGTCAAGCACGTACGAGGATAACATATGGCATCATCTAAACCCGGAAAAGTTGCTGAAAAATTAAATCAAATACTTAACATGTCTAATGATAGAAGTGTCGGAAATTTATCGACTATTGTTAGTTCGGTGACCGATACGAAGGGAAAGATGAAATTTGCGTTTCGTGATGTTCGCACAGAAGTCGAACTATTACAATCTGCTCGGCCGGCTAAAGAGAAGAAATTTAAAAAACAAAACCGTGTATCTAAAACACTATCCAAAGCGGGAAATAAACTTAAAGGATTGGGCGGCAAGATTTCATCGTTAACATCAAAGGTGTTAAAATCAAAAGCTATGTCGATAGCTACATCCGCGGCACTGGGCCCAGCGACCGGAATACTTGCTGCAAAATTAGCAGGAAAAATTAAAATGCCTGGTGGCGGTAAAATTACCGGAGGTTTATCAAAAATTGCGAATATGACGGCGGTCTCGGGGCTAGGAGTAAGTATTATTAGAGAACTGAATCCTGCAAAAATTCGACGACCACTAAAAGAAGGATTATCTGCATCGGCCGCTGCGGCCGCGCGGCCGCTAGCAGAAACGGTAGCTGCATCTGTAATGTCGTCGTTAATCTCTGGAGGTCAGTTGGCGTCGCCCTTCTCTATTCCTAAACGTCTGTTTAAAACGGAAACAGCATTAGTTAAATCTCCTAGATTTTTTAATCCAAAAGCCGAGCAATACACGTTAGATTCAAAAGAAAAAACAATCGCAGATAATGCGGTAAAGCATGTTGTAGTTAGTACCACAGAAGAGCGATTATATCCGCAATCGGGTTTGTTAGAAGATGAAATCATGCATCGGCTGACACTACTAGCGGAAAATGTCTATATGCCAACACAAAACTATGCACGTTCTACAGGATTGGGTAATGTAAAAATTTTGGAAGGGTTCCGTGCAGAAAATAATCTCACAAGTCAGCATGAACGAGGGGAGGCACTGGACATTACATTGGGTAATGGATCATACGAAATGGCGTCTCAATGCTATCAATTAGCAGTATGGATGCGCGATCATATTATTTATGATCAATTGATTTTGTGTTTTGACATTTCGGGTGGGGGTCAAGTATGGATTCATGCCTCATTTAATATTGACGGCCGACGGCGTCAAGTATTGACGAAGGCTTTTAATGACACACATGAAGTGGGACTGCATTTATATGCGCTTCCGGTTGGTACAGACGTGGAAGCCGAGAAAAATATTAAGGCGGGAACGGAATTACTGGATATTTTAGCAGAGCGACAGCAACGACTACAACCACTAGGACTTGATACAGTATGATACAGAAACCCTATCGAGTGCGCCGACAAAAAAAGTTCCCCCTCATAGTAGGGGTAGACTATCGAATCAAAACGCACCATTAACTGTCTAAATACGCATATGGCATCCCAAATCCTATATAGCGACTTCGATATTTCGTTTCTTCCAGATCCTATCACTGCGGATTTAATGAAAGTACAAAATGAGGAATCAATTAAACAATCGTTGCGTTTACTGATATTAACATCGGTCGGTGAGCGTGTGTTTCAACCGGGGTTGGGTGGTACGGTCAATCGTATGCTGTTTGAGCAACTAGATCAGGTCACTACTACTGTGTTGATAAAAAATATTGGTGATACAATTCGGCAGTTTGAACCTCGGGTGGAGTTGCAATATATTGATGTTTATTTTGATAAAAAGCCTACCGGTGAATTTTTAGACCCCAATACAATATGGATTGAAGTTGTGGTCTCGGTATTTAATTTACCAGAACTTATTACAACGGGCGTGTTGTTGCGCCGGTTACGGTAACACATATATGGCTATCACATCTAATATTCAAATTGTTCCCCTTGACTTTGATACTATTCGCGGAGATCTCAAACGGTTTCTGCAGGCACAGACAGAATTTCAGGACTATAACTTTCAGGGATCGACACTATCAGTCCTATTAGATATTCTATCCTATGACGCGTATTATCATGGATGGTACACTAATTTTGCAATCAATGAGGTATTTTTACAAACCGCACAGATTCGCAACTCCGTGGTGTCTGCTGCTAAACAAGTTGGATATATTCCTCGATCAGTGACTGGGTCCACGGTGGAGGTAGATGTCACCGTGAATGGTATCGTGGCGAGTGAAGGTACGGTGTTGTTGCCCAAATATGCGTCATTTCAGTCAAATGTTGCAGGCACATTGTATACTTTTTATACATTAGATGATGCGCTCATTTATCCCAATGGTAACACTAACGTAACATTTACGGGAGTTCAACTTCGTGAAGGTACGTTGCTTACACAGACTTACAATATCACTCAAAGTAATTATACGGATACTGGCACAGTATTACGTATCTTTAATCAAAACGTTGACACGACCACAGTTGATGTTACGGTTAGTCCATCTAACAGCAGTTCCATCTCACATGTCTACACACGGGCCACATCTGCGGTATCGGTAAATGCTGTATCAAACGTATATTTTTTGTTTGAAACCAATGCGGGTGATTATGAAATTCAATTTGGAGATGGCCGATTAGGTCGCAACTTAAACATTGGTCAGCGTGTCGTAATTAAATATTTGGATTCGCGAGGAGCGTTAAGTTCAGGCGCCAATACATTTACATATACGGGTACAGGATTAGGTGCGTCAAGTAATACTACAAATGTTGCGGTGACCCTGAGTAATGTTAATATTCCGTCTTACGGTGGCGCACCGCGTGAAAGTATCGAGAGTATCAAGCGTTTAGCACCAAACATTTATCAAGCTCAAGGACGTGTGGTGACACCTGACGATGCTCGTACTATGCTACTGTCAGAGGTTAATGGGATTGACTCACTTACAGTTTGGGGGGGAGAGGACAACGATCCGCCCACGTATGGTAAGATGTTTATTTCTTTGAAACCCGTTAATGCAGAGCGGTTTGGCCCGACGCAGAAAGCGCGAATTATTAAAACTATACTTCGACCAAAGTCTTCGCCGATCCTTGGGTTTGAACTCGTCGACCCAGATTACATTTATTTGGTGACAGACTCTGAGGTACGATATAGTTCTGCATCTACTGCGTTATCGACTCATGAGTTACAGCAAACAATTAGTGAGGCAATTCAAACCTATGCGATACAATATCTTGGACAGTTTGGGTCGTACTTTCGTTACTCGCAGCTATCGCGTATAATTGACACGTCTGAAATTAGTATTCAAAGTAATATGTCTACGGTATTGTTGGAGAAAAAGCTTAAAATAGAGTCTGGTGTGTTAACTTATAAGTTAAATTTTGCTAATCCTATTTTTACACCAAGTAATAGTACAGGTATTAGTGGAAACGCAACCAGTATGGTGACGGTTAGTAGTAAAATTGGTACACAAACGTTTTCGCATATTGATATGTCAGGATTTGTGCAAAAATTTTGTTGGGTTGAAAATGAAGGCACATCACTGCATGTCTATAAAACAGATATTAACAATACGAATATTATTGTAAAGTCAAATGTAGGGTTTGTAGATTTTGCTTCTGGAATGGTAACGTTTACAAATTTCTCTCCACTAGCAATTACGACAAATCTAATCAATGAACTTCGTGTTCGGGCCATTCCACTCAATTCTGATATCACCCCAAATCGAAATCAAATTATTTTATTGCCAGCAGATAATGTTAGAGTGACAATGGTGGAGGATTTATTAAATCGACGAAATACTACTGTGGGTCGTAGTAACTTTGTGGGGCAATTAGGATTCGAGTCATTCAGGACGTAAGCACCTATGGCACATTTTGCCAATGATGTACATCATCGACTGAGCACACGCATACGTGATATTATTCCTGACTTTATAGAGTCAGAATATCCGGCGTTTGTTTCATTTGTTAACGCATATTACGAATTTTTAGAGCAGTACGATAACCAGCCGGTTGCATCGACGTATACGTTACAACCTGGCGTCATCACGGTGCGCTCAGGAAACTCTACTATTCTTGGTGGTAACACACAATTTAGCAATACTGCGATATATGCGAATAACGTGCAGTTCCGTGTTGGGTCTGATCAATTTCGTATTCGCAGCGTTGCAAATAGTACTAATCTTGTTGTCTATGAAGTGCCAGCACGTTCGTATTTTGCAAATACGCATACTGTAGAAACTAACAAATCGGTTCGTCAAGCCTCTGGTGCAATTCGTCAACTGCTTACGATACACGACGTCGAGCACACGTTAGATGATTTTGTTACATATTTTCGCGACACATATCTGCGGGATATTCCACAGGGGTTAACCGATACTACGGTATTGATTCCTCGTATTTTGGATTTTTATAAATCCCGAGGTAGCGAAGCATCATATCAATTTTTGTTTCGGTCGTTGTATGGTAAAGAAGCAACGTTTTCGTATCCACGAGAGTCGGTTTTTACTACATCCGACAATCAGTGGGTTAAACCTATTATTTTACGAATGGATCATGAAGCGGATCTGAAGCTGGACTCACCTGCCTCATCGTTTAATAGCTCGCAAACGGTGTTTTCGCTTACAACAGGTGGGCGGGCCGTTTTTCCTGTAACCGCTCGTAATCTCACTATTAGTATCAATGGCGTCATACAGGAACCTGATACCGCATATACGGTAAGTGGATCAACCATTACCTTTACCAACGCACCGACCACCGGTCAGACATTAGTTGGTGTGCTTAAATCAACAACAGGTAATGTATCTTCAATTGAAACTCGCGAAATCATAGGATTATCCAGCAATGCGCATGCGACGGTATTACAAGCTGTACACGCGTTTGAAGGCGCTCGTCAAGTTGTGCGATTGTTTATCGACGAACCGACTATTATACAAGAGCTTGGTGAACTGCTTCTAGAAGATGGCACGGGGGCATTGCTTGTAACCAAATTTGGTGTGCCTCCGGAAGGATTGGCTAGTGAAATATATAGTCATACTCTCGTTCAAGAATTTATCAAGACGACGACATTTCAGGCGGGCGAAGTAATTTCTACGACACCAATAAATGATCCTGATGCGATTACTGGTCGATTAGTAGGTTCAATTACTGGGTTCATTATTAATCAACGCGGTGCGGGATATAAAGAAAATGATTTAATTTATCCACCCGCACGGAGTGCAACTGGTGCGCTTATTACAGGTGGGTTTGGCGCGGTCGGAAAGATTTCTGCGTTCACTGATGTGGACTTAACCGAAGTGAATATTGATAATGTAGGATTAGGATATTACAAAGGGTTGCCGTTAATTGTCGACAATACTGGTACAGGTGGTGGATTTGGATTATCGGGTCACATATCAGCCGTATCTCCTGGCAATATTTTAATTAATTATCAAGGGTCGCCGTCTGATGGGGATATATTAACATTTACACACACTGATGGGATAAATTATCAGTCAAGCCGAGAAAAAATTGATTATTATGAAGTGGGTGTTTCTTTAGCTGATCTGTTTGGTGGGTTGTTGTTGGAGGGTGAAGGAAATACGGGAAGTGATTTACAGGATGAACAATCTGGACGACAATTGTTGGCTGAAGACGCTATAACATTGAACACTGCTGTAAGTAATGGCGAAATAATGGGGTCATGGAGTACGAGTAACACGTCGGCCATTTTTGGTGCAAATCTACAGACTACCATTATTGGATTGACATCAAACTTATCCGTACATCCAGTTTTTATTAATGGCGTGCGCACCGAGGTGGGTGAGGTATTTAGTGTGACAGTCGATAGTTTTGGTGAAGGATATGTTGCGGGGCTGCCAACCATTGCCGTTCAAACACCTACCATTCCGACTGCTGACGCGGATGGTCTGGAACCACTAACATATCAGGAAATTTTTGGGGATGCGTTTCGAGCTGCGATATTGACGGTAGAAAAAGAAACTGGTCAGATTGGTCAAGTTGACGTGGTTACGGGAGGCTCGGGATATAGTAATGTGGCCTTTTCGGTTAATAGCAGCACGTCAACTACAACCACGGGGCACGATGCTGAATTGTCTATGACATTAGGCGCGATTAGCTTTGGAGAACCGTATTTCCGCAATACACGAAGTTTTGTGTCTGCTGATCAGTATCTTCAGGATGTTACCAAATATCAGCCGTTTTCATATGTGATGACAGTTGAAGAAGATTTGTCTCGATATGCTGCCGTAGTAAAACGATTATTACATCCGGCGGGTGGATTATTATTACCACGGCAGACAATTACTACTGAAGTCGATCTTGCATCGGTTATTACCTTTGGTGGTATGGATCTAACATTCCAGATTGAAGAAGATTTATTTTCAACTCCACAAAGTATTAAAACTATCACAATAACGGCTCCTCCTGCAACAATAGCATTAGTATTACCTGTTGGAGCATCCCCGTCAGTATCCGCGATTTTTGATATACAAGCGCCTGGAGTCACGCTTCACTTGACGATGCCTGTATCTACGGCAGCTATTACGCTTACTACCGGAGAAGAAGCAACACATCTAGTTATTCCTGTAGGGCCCGCGAGTATTAGTATCACTGCGCCGGAGGAAACCACATTCTTTGTTGTTCCTGTTGAGACGAATACGCTCACTTCCTCAGCCCCAACAGTAGTTATACATCTGTTTGCGCCAGTGGGGACTAATACAATTTCGGTTGCAGCTCCAACAGTTGCGGTTGCGCCGCAGCTTTCCGTGTTGGTAGAAACCAATACGATAACCATGACCGCTGTGGAAGAAACCGAACAGCTCGCAATACCGGTGGATACGGCGACGATCAATAGCAGTGCGCCAACTGTCACCGAGCATCTCATAATACCGATCACAACAAATACTATTACGCTAACCGCCGCAGAAGAAACGGAACATCTTGCAATACCGATGAGTACGGTAACGATCAATAGTAGTGTTTCATCCGTTACATTACATCAGGGCATTTTAGTTTCCACTAATACTATTACGCTGACTGCCGCAGAAGAGATAGAACATATTGCCGGAAATATCGTAACGCCGGTGAATACCAACACGGTGACCATCACCGCTGCGGAAGAGACCGAACATCTCGTAATACCGATCACAACAAATATTATTACGCTAACCGCTGCGGAAGAAACCGAGCATCTCGCAATACCGGTGGACACGGCTACTATCAATAGTAGTGCTTCGGCCGTTACATTACATCAGGGTATTTTAGTTTCCACTAATACCATCACACTAACCGCAGCAGAAGAAACCGAACATCTCGCAATACCGGTAGATACGGCAACAATCAATAGCAGTGTTTCGGCCGTTACATTACATCAGGGTATTTTAGTTTCCACTAATACCGTCACACTAACCGCAGCAGAAGAAACCGAACATCTCGTAATACCGGTGGACACGGCTACTATCAATAGTAGTGCTTCGTCCGTTACATTACATCAGGGCATTTTAGTCTCCGCCAATATTATTACACTGACCGCTGCGGAAGAAACCGAACATCTCACAATACCAGTCACAACAAATACTATTACGCTAACTGCCGCAGAAGAGACGGAACATCTCGCAATACCGGTGGATACGGCGACGATCAATAGCAGTGTTTCGGCCGTTACATTACATCAGGGTATTTTAGTTTCCACTAATACTATTACACTGACTGCCGCAGAAGAGACGGAACATCTCGTAATACCGATGAGTACGGTAACGATCAATAGTAGTGTTTCATCCG